GCGTAAGGAGAAACAAGTGAGCAACCCGACATCGAATTTTGGGTGGCAAATGCCACAACCGACAGATTTGGTCACGGATTTGCCGGCTGATTTTGAAGTATTTGGTCAGGCGGTCGATACATCGTTGGCGGATCTAAAAGGCGGCACATCAGGACAAATTCTTGCAAAGAATTCCAACACAGACATGGACTTTGTGTGGATTGCGAATGATCAAGGTGATATTACAGGCATTACAGCATCCTCACCGCTTACCGGTGGCGGAACATCCGGTGCTGTAACAATCGGAATTTTAAACGGCACCACATCAAATCTGGGTGCTGTTCAACTTTCAGATTCAACCTCCAGCACATCAACTACTTTGGCAGCGACAGCAAATGCGGTTAAAACGACATTTGATTTGGCAAATGGTGCAATTCCGAAATCATTGGTTGATGCTAAAGGTGATCTTATAGCTGCGACCGCAGCTGATACTGTAGCGCGTTTAGGAGTTGGAACGAACGGACAAGTTTTGACCGCGGATTCAACAGCTGCAACTGGTCTTGCATGGGCAACAGTTTCAACACCTTCTTACACTTGGACGAACTACACTCCAACAATTACAGCATCATCTGGAACAATTACGAGCACAACCGCAAAAGGACAGTATCTTCAAATCGGCAAAATGATGGTTGTGGCTTTTGATATACAAATAACAAATGCTGGATCTGGTGCAGGTGCTTTGTTAGCAACTTTACCAGCAAATGTTGTGACTGGAAATGTTGGCGGGAGATTTGCTTGCGCAGGTGCCGAAAGTGCTGTAACAGGCAAGGCACTCAAACTTGAAACTGATGTTAGCACGCCCACAGTTTGCTACATTCGTTTTTATGACAATACAACCGCTATTGCAACAAGTAACAGACTTAACGGCACACTAATTTATGAGGTGGCATAATGAATGAATTTTTAAGCAACTGGAACGATTGGGCAGACATTTCAGATGATGTTTATTTGTCACGATTGCGTTATTGGCGAAATGGTGAATTAGCGCGCACAGATTGGACACAGGTTGCGGATGCGCCTGTCGATCAAAATGCTTGGGCAACCTATCGTCAAGCATTGCGCGATCTACCTGCAAGCAACGCTGATCCGCGAGCCATTGAATTTCCTGTTGTACCATGACTAATTTTCCACAAGGCACATTGCCGCGTTTGATTCAGGTTGCGCTCGCTGAGGTGGGCACAGCTGAGACCGGCAATAACGAGACAAAGTACGGCAAATTTATGAAAGCCGACAAGCTTCCATGGTGCGGCTCGTTTCTTAATTGGTGCGCCCATCAAGCTGGGGTCAAGGTGCCAAATGTTGTCAGCACACGAACTGGAGCTGAGGCTTTTAGAAAGGCCAAGCAATGGCACACAACACCAAAGATTGGTGATTTTGTTTTCTTTGATTTCATCATCGATGGCAAAGAAACAATCAATCACATTGGCTTGGTGATTCGTGCATCCGAAAAACAAATTGTCACAATTGAAGGCAACACATCGGGTGCTGGTGATCAGCGCAATGGCGGCGAAGTCATGGTGAAATCAAGATCTTTGGGAGCACGCTCATTTGTGGTGGGTTACGGCCGGCCAGTTTATGAGCCATTTTCCGGTGATTTACCGGATCGACCAAAAGGAGAAAAATAATGGAGCAAGCAAAAGCAATGGCGGCCTCATGGGGTCGCTCATACATCGCGGCAGCTTTGGCCGTGTACATGGCTGGTGGCAATCTTAAGGCTATGGCAATGGGCGGCATTGCAGCTGTCGTGCCTGTCATTTTGCGCTGGTTGAATCCAGCTGACACAGCTTTCGGCTCAACGGGGAAATGATCCGGAAATCACTCGCGGTGGGCTTGGCCTTTGTCCTTTCGCTAAGCCTTACCGCGTGTGGTTATCAAGGATGGGTGCGATACCCATGCCAGCTTCATGAAAACTGGAAATTGGATGAGTGCCAAAAACCTCAATGCAAGGTGACTGGTACCTGTACGGAGGATTTGATCGGCGATGGCTTCAAAGAATAAAGACCGGCTGAGTCAAGAGGAAATCAAAGCTCGCTTAATGTTTCTCATTGGCGCGGTTTTGTCATTTGTCTTTTTGATTGTAACTCTTGGCATCACTTATGCATTGATCTTTGTGACACAGCCAATTGGTGCACAAGCTCCCAATGATGCAGCTTTCATCGACTTACTCAAGACATTGGCGATCTTTCTCACCGGTTCATTGGGTGGGGTTTTAGCATCTAACGGCCTCAAAGACAAGACCAAATCAGAATACGAAAAAACTATTGAAAGGCGTTTAGCTGGTAACGACACGCCATGATTTGAGCGTGATTGTTGTATTTGTCGGCTGATCCTGTCACTCTCTATTTCGGGAGCTGATACGCGGCTCCCAGAATCGGGAGCAACAAATGAACGAAGCATCAATTGTGATCATGATGATCATTGCTGGAGCCTTATGGGCTGTCATGTCTTATTCGGTCGGATTCAAAGAAGGCCAGCGACAAGGCTACACACGCGGCCGAGCCGTATCCCGCCACATTTCACAGATTGACAAGGTGAACAACTAATGGCCGGCTTTCTAGAAAACTATGAAGGCAACAAAGAGCGCACAGATCGATGGCTCAAGACATTTCCCGAAGGCCGGTTGGAAGCTCAAGTACTCGAATTCAATGCAGAAAAAGGTTATGTGTTGGTAAAAGCTAAGGCATTTCGCAATCAACAAGAAACAGAGCCAGCCGGCATTGATTATGCTTTCGGCTATCGTGAGGCGTACAACCCGAACATGAAGCGATGGTTTGTTGAGGATACTGTCACATCAGCTTTGATGAGAGTGATGGCCTTGGTCATGGGTGGCACAGAGAAAGCCACAAAAGAAACCATGGAGCAAGTCAAAGTCAATGATGCAACGAAGCCACAAGATTATGACTATTGGACAACCAAATTTGGTGATGTGCCAAGCTACAAAACAGCCGATGAAGCTGAGCAATCGGGCATCCCATCACTCGGATCATCAATGGATGAGATTGCCAAGCAACTCGGTGGAGAGCTTGTACAAGAGGCACCGCAATGCCGTCACGGCCATCGTGTCTGGCGTACCGGCACATCGGCCAAGACCGGCAAGGATTGGGCCAATTTCTCATGCGTGGGCAAAAAGCCAGATCAATGCGATCCGCTTTGGTATGTCTTTACAAGCCGAGGAAAATGGGAGCCACAAGTATGAGCAACTATGTTGAAATAATCTATCCTCAAGAAATGATGGCCAAGCTGATGTGCAATGGCGAAATTGTTGAGGAGTACAAGATTGAGCAATGCGACAAATGCTCACAGCTGAGAAGGCTTGACAAATTCGGATACCAAAAAGGTTATGACTCAAAAGACAACATCATTTGGTTTTGTGGTGAGTGCCGATGAATCGCATTGAGGAAATCCAATGCATGGTTTCAGCCATCGAACATTGCCAAGATCGGGATGCTGATCATGCGACCAGATGGCACAAAACACCATCGTGGTTTGAGTATGTGGCACAGATGGCCGAATCGATGGCAGCTGAGTGGACTGTGGCAAAGCGATTGGGCTATGACTATGTACCGGGCACCACATGGGATAAGTCAAAAGCCGATGTGGGCGAGCACATTGAGGTCAAGTGGTCAGCCAATCCGGACAGCAACTTATGGATTCAAGATTCAGATCGCCATGATCGTGACATTGCCGTGCTAGTCGTTGGCCAGACACCAAAAATGCACATTGTTGGCTGGATGCCTGTGGCCGTAGCTAAGAAACCGCGCTACCGAAACGCATCACAAAACAATTGGAGCGTGCCACAAATCAACCTCCAACCAATCGAAACCTTGATGCGGAGCAACTATGCACATCCTTCAATTTGATTGTTCAATCTGCAAGAAGCTTTACGGAAAGCCAAAGCAACGCCATGGCCTCAAGAAAGGTGCCGAACTCACAGCTCATGAGTGGTTCGCCCAATGCATGGGATGTGGCACATTTGGGATCAAGATTGTTGATGATGCAAGGATTGAGGAGCTTTCAGATGCCAAGCTATGAATTCAAATGCGATCAATGCGGCACCATGGCAATCATCAACCGGGCCATCGATGCTGATGGCGATGTCGATGCTGGCAATTGCATGGCTTGTGGGATTCCAATGACACGCATTTGGGCTGCAACACCAGCTGTATTCAAAGGTAGTGGATGGGGTAGCAAATGAAAAAGTTATCCACAGGCTTTGTGCACAGGCTGTTGGAAACGCCCAAGCGCACGCTCAATGTTGCATCCTATTTGACTTTGTTGTTACGCTCCATGCTCGTGGGCGAGCCGCTGAGGCGGATAGCTCGCAAGCGATGCTTGGTGCTATTGGCCGGGCTATGTCTTGCAATAGCAACACCGGCACAGGCCACACAAGATG